TTTGTTGTCATCAATTGAACCCGGCAAAACCTTTCTTGAAAGCTGTCATATCAAAATTAGTCTTTTTAGGGGCTCGATAAATGTAGTAACCCATGTCATCTCCAACCTTGAAAAAGATTTCAGGTCTTTTCTGTTGGTAGGAAATTGCAAGGGTTCCATTGCTGAGTTGCGAAATTCTTTGAGTCGGCGTAGTAGAACAAAAATTCTTTTGTTGCTGGAATGGGACAGAGACTGTAATCCATCCACTCTCATTACCTACTTGATAAGACCTTTCTCTAGCCATAGGACCAGCAGTCATTGAAGCTGTTGTCACAACTTGATCAAGCATCTGGAATTGTGACCCATTAATAGGATCAATTATCGGGATGCCTTTAGACATACTAGTATTTGCAAATGGCTGGTAAACAAGGTCACAAATTGGTGCTCGAGAGAAGATACGATAAATCATCGTTCCCGACCAAGCAGCAAAACATCTAGTCCACTTAGAAGATGGTTGAACTCCGAAATTTATAATAGTCATTCCTCCCATTGTTTCACCTCCATTAACGGAAGTGTAAGCAACGAATTGATTAAGACTATCACTCATTCTGGGGTCAAAACGTCTCATTCTACGATCGATTTCTAGAATATCAACAACTCGTTTTTCGAATTTTTCTCCAATTTCCAACATGCAAGGGATAGATTTAACTCGTGGTTCAATCTTTTCTGTTGTATGTTGGGGAGATGGTGATTCGTGCACCGTTTCAGCTCCCACATTTTCAGGATCAGGACCTTGACCTCTCAAATTTCCTTCCAAAATAATTCTTTTGTCAAGTACCAATGATATTGACTCAAAAATAAATTCAGATTGACTTTTATCATAATCTTGATAGAAAATGATTGAGTTGGAGAATTGGAATGAGACATCGGAACTAGTTATAAGTACACGTGCAACTGGTAGAACACGTGAACCCAAAATAGTTCCTGCACCATTCCTTTCAACAAGGGTTCCTGAACCTGTAGCTGTATAAAAACCTGTGGTAGCTGGAGCATTTACTTTCGAAGCATCGAACTGGACAAAGTCATGTTGTCCCGTTATCGATGGCGCAATAAAACCTTTGATTCCCACACCATTCTTTGGCGTAATAATCATGGCAATTGCAGGCACCGTAACACGTTCGACATCTTCAATAGTAAATGGCGAATAAGCGCGTGGTACTGCAACACGTACATTATCCAATTCAAGTGTTATCAATACTTGCATTGATTGATCTACTGTGTTGGGAGCCACGAGCTTATTGTTTAGGAATAATCCAAAAGTTCCCATAGCGTAATCTTGGAATGGATCCAAGACTGAATATCCTTCAAAAGTACGCAACCATTCCAGTTGAGAATTCCAGTCGATAACCATCTCGAATTTGGAATTTTCACCTGAAAAATCAATAATATGGTTATATGCAACAGAACGCGAGTCTGCTCTAACATCACCAATGCCATAGTTAACTATGGCAGATAAGCGAGTTGAGTGAAACTTTGTTTTAATTGCATAAAACTTCAATACAACTGAAGCGTGCCAGAAGAAGAACTGATTCAATGCTACGATATTAATGGGTATTCCATCACCTTCCGTGGTGCCAAAAATAGAGTTCAAAAGAATTTTATACAATTGGGCATTAGTCAACTGTCCAGTAGTTATGTCAAAGATTGTCAGGATACATTCTTTGCCCATTAAAACAGACAAATTGGTCTCAAGTCCATTATATATTTTCTTAGGCTGTCTATTCATAGCAGCAGGATGGAGTTGTAGGTCAACAACTGGTTCTACACCAACTGCGGTTGACATGCCAGAAAACACTTGATGCATAGGTATGGATCCACTAGCCAATGGAGGGTTGTGGAAAGGTATTGCAGAAATGTCAGCTTTTTGATCAGCTTTCATATCCTGTGCAACACCCAGTGATACAGGTGCATCTTGTATAGGCATCGTCCCACCCATGTTGGTATAGGTTACATTGTTGACTGTCGATTGTCCAGCACCTTGACCTGAAAGCTTTGTGCCTTCAAGAGGTTTGATGGTATTTGCCGTACAGCTATCCTTATCTTTCTCCTTTTCTTTTTCCTTTTCATAATTTTCCTTATTCAACCATACTTTCTTACTGGTAACTTTACCAGTGGCAGAGTAATGATTCAAAGTATAAAACCTTGAACCACCCTTAGAAATAGTTGCAGGAATCTTATCAGAAGGAATGCGAAATTGAGCTTGCGGAAAGGCAAAAGATACTGTCAAATCGACGGTGGTTCCTTCTGGTGATCTCAAAGGAGAGATAACCACAATGAAGAATGTCCCCAAAAACTCTTGCTTCTCACTTATTGACATCATATTTCTAGGATATACAAATGGAGCTCTCAAAGTGAATGTCGCACTTTCATTAGGTGTTATTTTAACATGTGAGTTTGAAAAGATATTTGCATATTCAGCCTCATATTCAGCCAAAGGCTGCCAATACACGGCTGTCATACCTTGTGTCATAGGTTGTCCATTAATTTGGATAACTATTTCAACATCAGTCTTGACAAACTCCCACATATTAAAAACAGAATTTTGTAAATTATCTGACGGACCTAATTTCAAGATACCGAAAGGAGCTTTGTAACTTGCTAGTACTTTTCCTTTCTGATCATCTTTACTCCAAGTTACGATATCACGTGGGATTGGAGAGTCAGTGGGGAGAGTCAACGTTGCCTTAGGAACCATTGTACTTTTGTCAACTAACTCATCAACGGGACTGGACGAGTTTAATTCGTGACCATCAAGTGTCATTCTTTCGTGTAGTTTTGTAATTCCACGATCAACTCCTTGTGCGTTTAAACACGTGGAATTGAGCACAGAACTAAAATCCAAACCACTCTGAGCAGTTCTCGATGCCACAGTTAAGGCCACGGATTCACAATCACCAATTTCGATGGGAGGGTATTGATTATCCACAAGAGCCCTGTTAACTTTAATAACATAGTCAGAAAAGAAAGCATGGCCCCAAATGGAAGAATACTCTATCATTTGATTACATTCATCGTAAATGGTTAGATTATTATTCCTCGTCCAATGGAGACTTTCGTAAAGAGTCGCTTTCTTGAGGGCCCCACACCACTTGCCATCTACTAGCTTTGGGTGGGCTCCCAGGAAAGTAATATCACTAAAGTCCCTCAAATCAGTTGTTAGTTGAGCTTGTTTGTCATCAGATGTATAGGTTTGACCAATTTTCTTAAATGCTTCTGCAATAGTGACAGGATTAAACCACCTGCCAATATTGTTCGAAACCCCATAAATATGGTCATCCCCTAACAAAATCAGACTAAGTTCGTCCTCAAAGTTAAGACTAGACATCCTATTTTTGATAGACAACTCTCTAAAGACGTATCTCACATACAATTCATGAACAAGAATATTCAAAATTGTTGTGAAGAAACATCCAGAAAAGTGAGAAGTCTGCAAATATAGAAGATCGTCCATAACTTGTATTGGACTATTTGTTTGCGTCGCTACGAATGATTGATGAGCTTTTAAAGTTACTCCTGAAAGTTCACCAATCAAATCATAGGCTTGCGTTTGAAAAACCTTTATCATATTTTGATCGAAGTTCTTAAAATCACCTGCAATGTATCCAGCAACCTTGTTAGTCCTACTTAAAGTCCTCTTAACAAAAGTGTAAATATGGTGCATATCCCATGAATATTGGTTCAAACCAATAGCCGATGGAGTATTCAACCTAGATTCATGGAAGGCAATCAAGAAATTTCCGTACATCATACGACCGACAACAGTTAGAGTGACGTCACCGCTAAAAATAACTCTACAAGTTTTTGCATCTATCTTGGATGAACTAGTTAACTCATCTTTCAAGAAAGAGACAAAACGAGCAGGGTATTCCTCACCAGACATAATTTGGTCATAACACTCATAAACTCTCGTCCTAAAGGAATTTTCAATAACCAGATTTTGGCCTTCGAACCAGAAGAGACTCTTCTTGCCCGGTTTATCATTGATTTTACACAATGGATAGCCCGAACTAGAGGAAATCTTCAAACTGGCAAGACGACCAGGAACTCCTCCAATAGCTTCTTCTATTGAAAGGGGCACCCACACTTTTCCACGGTGTAGGACATCCTTCCAATAAGCTCTTTGCTCACTTGCTGCATGTAAAAAGATTTCTCGATCTACATTTGGTTGTTCGACAGCAACAAGATTAGAAATCGCAGTAACTAATGGATCTACTCCTTCAGATCTTGGATCATCAGGACTCATCAAAGAAGGGGAACGTTTTTTAGGCAAGTCCAAATCCTCTGAAATTATAGAAGGTTTTATTCTATTATTTCTGGGAAGATGGACTTGTTCTGATTTTGGAACTTTAGCGATTTTGATCAAGTTAGGGCCCTGAAAGATAGATTCGGCGGAAAATATTACCGTCGATATATCAACAGGGTCTTCCTTCATCACAAACGCCAAGAATTCTTGAGTGATAAACGTTCCCATTCCAACCTTTTGATTTAGCTTCTCATTCATTCCTCCTGCTACATGTAGACCAATAATTTTACCTGGTGCCCAATTACCTTGTGCTATAATTGGTTTTCCACAATCACCAGGCATAGTCTGAGCCACGTATCCGAAACAATCGTCAAGCTTCCAAATCTTATTTCCATACTTGTATTCTCTATTTTTATCCCTTTGAATACGGATGTAGGTAGTGACTCCTCCAATATCTAGTGAACCAGAACCAAAGGAGAAACTATCTAAATCTTCTTCCTTAATAAAYTTCTTTAYTGACTTAGGGAATTGATCAAGAGTACAAGATGGAGGGAGAGTAATAACAACTAGGTCCTTMTCTTCTACCAATCTAATTTTACACTCTCTCAACGTAGTTTGGAACCTCTTTCCTGTGTACAGTACTACTAATTCAGTAGAAAGTGGGAGTTTTCCTCCCTCAGTGTCAAAAAAGACGTGACTATGCATGACATAAGTCCTACCTTCTACTGGAAGACAGTAACAAGTTAGATTTCCTAGAACACATGTCAAAGCTCTGGAATTTCCCTGGGCGTAGTTATCCACACGCCAAGTAGTTTTGTGAGGTTGATGAGTCTCTTGATCTGAACGTGGACTCTCTCCGAAACAAACGATCGAATCTTCTTCATTTGGACGACTAAAATACCGAATAGCCTTAACCAACATCCACAGAACAATAACTTTCTGCATGATATCAAAGCCCATTAGTATATAAATAGGCTTCTTCGATGTCTCAAAGTCTTCAATAAACTCGTCAGAGGATCTTGAAGGGGCTCTCATCGTATTAAAGAAACTCCTAACATCTTCGGTCAAAACTGGGGCATAATCCCCAGTGAAATGACTCAAGTCCATACTATAAAAGTTATCTCTAATACGTTGGGTCAATTCGTTAATCTCTTCTGAACTCATCGTTGTCAATCCTAAATCGGGTCCCAAAAATAAGGGATCAAATCCAGTTACAACTGGTGAGTGTGAAGTTTGTCTTGTCCAAATAAATCCTTCTTTCGTTCCTGTCGCTTCACACGCTAAACATAAGGAAACATGATTTCGCTCTTGATGTTTATGAGCGAAATGTCTACCACAATTAGTACATATATGTCTATGAACTTTAGTGTGGTCAACATTCTCATGAGCCAAATCAGCAATCACATCGCAACTAGGGGAGCTTTCTTCACTGGAATAGTAGTTCTCAGCCTCTTCTTCAGTAATATCTCCTCTCTTAACATAGTGATTGATTCTCCTTACGTTAGCTGAATCTGTTGATTGTCTGTTTTTAGCCAATGCAGCTTCTACTCTTCTCGTTTTTCGATTCTTTCGTACACCTTTATCAGTTGAAGGTCCCGCCCCATTATCACTGTCCATTCTTTTAAGGGGAGGTCCTTCTCCAACAAAAGTTCCCATAAACCAATCTTTAACTACATCAAAAATGCTTCGTGACTCATTCGGGATACCGTTCATATCTCTCAACAAATCATTAAGCATTATTGATGGGTCAAAATCTTCTGCATGTCCTACATTCAATGCTGCTGCCACTCTATCACAGAGTAATCTGTGATCTTCAGCCATCTTCTTTGTAATCGCCAACATTTCTTCTAGAGTATATTCACCTAGACAAGAACCGGGTCTAAGATTCTGATGAATCTTAAAATTAGCCCAGGCACCGGTTCTAATTTGTTCGTCAGTCATAGAGTCTAAGTCAACACGGTTGTCTTTGAAGAAATTGGTCCCTGGTTTAGGAACCATTTCCATAGTCAAATGCCTTCGTCTCAATATAGCGTTAACCTGGAACCCACTAGGGGCTCCAGGATGAGTTGAATTACTTGCAGTACCTACAACCAGGGGAACAAAATTTGTTCCCTTAATGCCACAACTTAGATTGTCCAAGCTAGGCATAGCTGGTTTGTAGGTTACTGTAGAGTTCAACGCAAGATATTCCTTACACTGTAATTTCATTTGATCAGGGTCAACTTCTAGAAATTCATCTATAAGAATTCCATCATGATCAAGCAAACCACTATAATAAGGATCAGCCATACTACGACAGTAGTGTTTTTGACTACCAGCAGCCTTAAGAAATAGCTCAATCAACAACGACTTGCCCATTCCTGGGTGAGCCGCAATATGAAAGCTAAAAGGTAAAGGTCTGCTCTTCTCATTCTCATCCAAAGAACTCACTATGGATAAAATCTTAATCAATTCGCTAAATGCTCTCATGAACATAGGAATCAAGGTCTTATCCGTAAGTGTTTTCTTTAGCTTCGCACCTTCCGCATACTGCTCTAACAACCACTTTCTATAGCTAGGGTGTGCAACCACCTTAACTTGTTTAGAAAGGATTACTAGGGCATGTGTGCGTGACATCCAGTTCTCCATCGCAATCTTCTGGGCATAATGGGGGCTAAACGAACATTTGATAGCGTCTTGAACTACTTGAGGAAGTAGCAAAAACGCAACCATTAGTCCAGCACCTATATGCGAACAAGATTGTAATAGGGAACCGAGCGCCTTGACTTTCGTTAGAATAGTTGATTCACTATCAGCTTTCAGTTTCATGATACCAACAACAACCATGATAATCAAAGACATGATAGACATATCAGCTTCTCCAATCATCATTTCCGGTTTAGTAGTGAACATACTGGTTATGTGTTTAAGGAAAGGTTTAACTATGACAAAAGTCATAATACCAATAGCCTCAATCAACATAATCATAAGAATCACTCCGAAAACAATAATCAGCTTCTTAACTTCGGGATTAAGCATGAGTGCCTGTACATCATAAAGACCTTCGGTAATACAACTAACAACAATGCTAGCCGCTTTCTTAAAGGCTTTATTCAGTAGTTCTGAAAGCTTCTCTGAAACCACATCAAAGAATCCAGTCAATAGGGCCGTGAATTTAGTGAAAATTTCTTTCACAAAATCACCAACACTACGAGCAGCACTCTTGAACTTTTCTACAAAATCCCAGAACTTCTTAACAAAAGGAACTCCATCAATGAGCCCTTCTGCCACAAAAGTCCCTTGCAACGTCTTTTGACCAAAGTCATTGAAATTGTCATACATCTCTCTCAGAGAATACAACAATTTCAACATCTCGGGTCGAGTTTGTCCGTTTACTGTGATCTTATTGTCTTGGGTTGATAGCGCCAAGACCACAACCTGGTGTCGAACATACTTCTTCAGTATGAAATCTACACCACCAACCACAGTCGCAATGTTATATTCTTGCAATATAATCATTGCATCTTTCTTCATCGCGTCATTAAACACAAACTTAGATCCTTGTTTTGGGTACAAAAAACAGGGACACTTATTTCTAACGTCCCTTACATTATGTACACAAAACATATCACTTACGACATCGTGTTTAATCAAATCTCCGTCAAACTCAACAACTCCATCCTTTGTCAGGATTTTATCGTCAAGCATTCCAAAGATTCCATCATCTTCTTCAGATGTTTCTCCTCCAAGCAACTCTTCTTCAGAGTACTCAAACTCATTCTCTTCCGAGAACAAACAACGCTTTTGTTCAAAGCCATTCAACTCCTTCATCTCTTGTTCAGAGATTGGCTCCACTACTTCTTCAGTAGGAACCACAACAACATCGGATGTTACTTCTTCAATCTCCTGCGTCTCTTCTTCAGAGATTGGCTCCATTACTTCTTCAGTAGGAACCACGACCACATCATGAGTATTGCTACCCATATCATCTTCAGAACAGCATTCCTCCGCCCAGTCTCTAATGAAGAGTCTGGTATAGTGATTTCCACATACGGTCTCATCTGCTCCCATCTCTCCTCTCTTCTCTCCAAGACTTCCATTTTCTGGATTCATCTCTCGATTCTCACCTTTT